AGGAATTACTATATCTACTCTAGCCATTAATACCCACTATGTAATCCTCCTGGTCCTGAAGTTTGTCTAGATTGTCTTTGAGGAGCAGAAGATGTTTTAGAAGAAGTTACTTGTCCTCTTCCTTGATCTTGATTTGATACAGGTTGCGAATCTAATCTTTGCTGTATTGCTTGTGTCTGTTGTTTGTTCAATTGATTTTGAATTCTTTTTTGATTCATTTCATAATTTTTTTCAGCTCTTTTTTGAGCTAACATATTTGAAATATTTAGAGAGTTACCTGTAAGAGAAGATCCTATAGTTGCTAAACCTGTAACATAAGGATTACTACTAAGCACTGAACTAAGTATATTTCCTTTAATACCCTCTAAACCTGTTTTTTTAACAACATAATTTTTTGCTAAATTTGTAGCAACGTTTTTTGCCATGTTTTTAAAGTTTGGTAATTTATTATCATCAACTAAACTCATAGGAGTTAAGTCTTGGTTAACAAAACTTGGTTGGTAATTTTCAAACCCTGGTTGAGATTGTACAGCTGCAATTCCAAGAGGCTCTTGAGCTTGTGATATATTGTTAGCGTAATCTCTTAAAAATATTTCGTCCATTATCCTCTCATACCATCGGGTTGTACATCAGCTCTAAAAGTTCCAAATCGCCAATTTTCATCTGTGCTGGTGTTTGCTATTTTTAAACTAGCAAATCTTGCTCTAGCTCTTGTATCTATTTTATCAGTAGTTGATGTTATTGTAAAAGGTCCTAAAGGTGAAGATGCTTCGGTGTCACTTGGGTAATCTCTTAGTTGAATAGTTACTTGAGCATTACCTTGTAACAATTTAAAATCAGGTACAAATCTTCTCATACTCATAAATAGTTGACCATTACCTTCAATATTTAAAGAAAAATCTCCAGATTCTATAAATGCTGGAATTGTAGTCTTCGCACCTGTGGTATCTACTTGGTCTGTTCCAACTTCGTGAGCATAATAAATAGTCCCTCCATTTAAATTTGTTACACCTTGAATTAAAGGGAAAGTTGGTGTTGTTGTTGAATTGAATTCGGTTGCGTAAGGTACATCATATAAATTAGCATCTGTCCAAGTAGTTCTAGATAAAGATCCCGTTGTCCAGGTACCGCTTTGATAATTGTAAGTAACGCATCTATCATTAAAAGATGAACCTGCTTTTGGATAAAACCAAGTAAGTTCTTCATACAAATGATTAAGTCCTACGTATACTGATTCACCATTTTGATAATTAACTCCAAGGTTATCTCCTTTACTTGTGAATACAAAATCTTCAACTTGGCATGGTAAAGATTTAACAGTACCATCATAAACAAAGAATCCACCAGATTCACCCATCCAATAGACAGCACCATTTACATATTTTATAGAGTGTTGTCCAATTGCTCCACAATTAGAACCTACTTGTCTTATAGAAAAAGTAAATGGAGGTCCTACAAATTGAATTACATAAGCAGAATTATCTGTCAGCACTAAAGTATAATCTTTTCCTTTTACAGCTCCTACGATCTTTGTACCTGCATCTATTCTAAAAGTACCTGCCGTGTTAACTGATGTTGGTGTGTAATCACTTATATTTTCTTGATCTGAAAATCTAATAAACATTTTGTCTTGTGTACCACCACTTCCAATCGTAGTTTCAGTTCCTAACATTAATAAATGTCTGTCTCTATCTGATACAAGAGACATTACTGAAACTGTAGGTGCACCACTCACAACAGTTGCTCGCGTAGTTAAGGCATTAGGGTTTGAGTTAATAGGATTCCATTCAAATGTTTTACCATTTTTAATCGTAGCTATTAATTTTTCTCCAAAGTTATCTAAAGACCAAGATGCAGGATCAATTGTCAAAGTCGAAGCTAAAGAAGCTTGCCCCCAACCAGTATAGTATTCAACACCAGACCCAGACGCATGCGCAGATCTTGTACCTGCAGTTGCTCTAGTAATCCCTGTAAGATCATTTGTAGATATACCAGTGTAAGAAATAAATTCTGCGCCAACTTTTATTGTTCCAGAAGTTGGAAATCCAGTGGTTGATGCGAGTGTAATAGAAGTTCCTACACCTCCAGTACCTGCAGTGTCATCTAATAAAGCTCCGTTAAGAGTTCCAAATAATTGTTGACCTCCACCCCATAATCCTGTTCCCCAACCAAATCCATAAGTAAACCCTAAAGCACCTGCGCTTACGTACGGATTGACTGTTGCAGATCCACTTCCGTTGACCGTTGTCCCCGCTGCGCTTGCCATGGTTATAGTGAATGAATCACTGTCTGGAACAGTTACTACTTGAAAGCTATTTGTTTCAAAATCTGAAGCTACGTATCCAGCACCTGTCGGAGGTGTTACTGAAGTAAATGTAAATAAATCTCCAGGCTGTAATGTATGTGCTGCTTTGTTTACAGTAACGGTAGCTGAAGTATTTACAGTATCGAACGTACAACCAGTTATGGCTGTACCTAATGGTGTTATATCGTAAAAAGCACCTTCATAATAAATAATTAAAACTTTGTTTGTGCCTATTGCAGCATATCTTCTACCATCTAAATCAGCCCAAACAAACTGTTCTCTTGCTGCTCCTACTAAAGATGCATTAACAAGCTGTTCCCAACCACCTATTTTTTCAGGTAAACCATACCTAAATCTAACAAAGTCACCGTCAGTCCATTTTCCCTCTGCTCCTGTTGCGGTTACTTGTTTATTAAATCCTGGGGCTATTTCTACTTTTGTTAGAGGCATAGGGTATTATACCTTAAATAAAAAGGTTTTTAAATATCCTTGGGTTTTTCGCCAACAATATCCATTAATTCAGTAGATTGTAATCTTTGTGTTTCTTCCTTTAAATTCATTGTTAAATCATGAGCTATTTTAAAAAGTGTATTACTAAAATGTTTTGTAAACTCTTCTGATAAATGAAGTTTTTTATATTTATTTAAAATTTTAATTTCATCATCGTGAAATATAAGATCACAAGATCCATCTTTTTTTTGTTTAAAAATCATAATGTATAATTCATACCCCAAAAAGGTCTTTTATCCAAATAATATTCTGCATTTGAACCTTTTTTATCTACGTAGTGAAAAAAAACTTGAGCATTATAGTCACCTTTAAATTCTTCTCTCCAATGAAGTGAATCACAACCAAGATATATACAAGCATCGCCAGGTTTCAAAAGTATAGGGTTGTCATCCACATAGATTGGCCAATCAGTACCGTCATTCATAATTGATGCAGTCACACTTATTTCACAAGAGGGCCTATCTCTATGCTTTGGTAAATTTTGAAATTTAGTATAAAGTCTCCAAAAACTATAAGTAGGTAAAAGATCTATTCCACATTGTTTTTGCATAAATTTTTTCTTTTTTAAAAGAAAAGACTCCATTAAATAATCTCCATAAAAACCTTGACCCCAGTTTTTTTCTAAATTAAAATTTTCAGTAGAAGTCCTACTTTTTATTTCACAGTATATTTTTAATATATCAAGCTCTTCCTTATTAAAAAAGTTTTTAATTTTTTTATATTTGAAATTTTTTTTTATTTTGCCCATGCTACAACCGAATACCTTTCTCCACTTATTACAGGAGTAACGCAATGAGGGTATAAAAAATTACTTGGCCAAACAATCATTCTATTTTTTCTTTTTTTTATATTTATAGATTCTTTTTCGTTAGGAAATTTAAATAATAAATCACCACCCTCATACTCATCATTTACAAAAAAAATACAACTAATTGTTCTATGATTAAAAGCACCATTGTCTACATGAAATTTATAATGACCTCCAACATTGTATTTAAGAGTTTGAATATCTTGTAAAATAAAAGATTGTGACATGTTTAAATTTATTGCATATCTATTTATAGACTCTTGAAATGCACGCAAAAAGAAATTTGTCCAATGTACTTGTGTAAAACTTTTTGTTAATAAACTTTCCATTTCCCAAATTTTTACATTTCTAGAATCTTTATCTACTTTACCTTTTGCTGAATTGTTTATTACTCTTCCTTCTGAAAATTCTTCATGATGTTTACAAACTTTGTCAAATATTTTTAAAACATCTTTAGGAATAAAATCGTCAAAAACATTTATATAATTTAATAAAGTATTTTTTATTTCCATGATTTTTTATTCCAAAATTTTTTTTTATAATTATCAATCACATATTTTACTAAAAAAAATTCAGTTTCTTTTTTTTCTTTTTTATTAGTATTTTCTATTTTTATTTTCCAATTATCTCTTTTAAAAGGAATTACTTGCACATATGGTGTGCCCACTTTAAGAGTAGTTTTTAAAGAGGGGTACTTATCACCATTAAAAACAATTGGAAAATTAATTTCAGAAGGGAAAGTGTCTGTATCAACAATTCCTGACATTATTTCAAATCTATCATCTTTATTATTTAGTGGAGGTGTAAATAAACAAGAATAACCTGGTGGAGTTTTTATTACCCAGGGGTTTAAAATTTTATGAAAAGGTAAATTTTTATTTTTTTCTACTAAAGGACTATTTCCAAGTTGATAGGATCTATGGTATTCAGGTATATTTTCGTAATTAATATTAATGTGCTCAGTTAAATTATTTCTTGCTCTATTTGGGCAAGTAACTCCAGTAGCTTTTTTACCATCAATTTCTACATTATGTTCTACATAAAAATCACTTGGTATTTTAAGAAGATAACCTGATGTTAAAGCGTCTAAAAAAGGCATGCAACCTTTTATAGTAAATTTTTCCATTCCATGTTTTAATTCTTTTTCTTTATACCAATCAGGTATGTTTAATTTTATTGGAGTAGGTAATGTATCTTGATTATTTTTTATATATTCTTCAGGAGCTACAAATTTTATGATTTGTTCAAACATAGCTGAACATACAAATAACTAACCTATCTGTAAAGGACTAATGTATGCTATCGAATTATCATCACAATACTCTTCCCAAGTTTTTACCATCGGTAAAGAAATTGTACTGTAATCTAAATTCTCTAAATAATTTTTGTAGTTTAAAATATCATTATATAAAGATTTAGTAGAATTTGTATCTATATTTAAAAAATCATTAAGTTTTTTTAAAACTTCAACGTGGTATCCTTTTAGAGAAACTTCATTAAATCTATCGGACGTTTGATTTGAATCTTCAATTACAACATTTCCATCAACTAACTTTGCTTGAGATGTTTGTTTTTTAATTTTTAAAAAATCACTTTCTGAAACATCTTTTACAATATGACTACTTACCAAAGGCAAGGAATTTTTGTCAGCGTCATTAGCTGCAATTGTATATAAATTATTATCTTGAAAAATTAAATAAGCCATAATTAATTACCGTTATCGTAAACTGTTAAACCACCTCTATTTCCTGCTTGTCCATGATTTACATCAGGGTTAAGATCACCTGCTCTGTTTTGGCCACCTGTTCCTAATTCTTCACCAAAAATGTATTGTCTTGATGGAAGACTAGATGTAGCTCCAGGAGCGTTTCCATTAGAGCCACTAGGTTGAGTTTGGTTTGGTTGACCAGCTCCACTTCCTGCACCTCCTCCATTTACTGTAAATAAATTTCCTAAAGAGGTTGATCCTCCAGTACCTCCAGGTTGTCCAGAAGGTTGTGATGGTCCACCCGCACTACCTCCACCCCCTACTGAGTAGGGATAACCAGTGCTTGCTTGAAGACTTCCCGCATAAAAACCAAAACCACCATTTCCACCTAAACCAGATACTCCTCCGTTAGGATCCATTCCTCCACCTGATCCTCCGCCTCCTGCAAAAGCGTAAGCATAATACTTTGAAGCATTAGCAGGGGATGTGTATGTACCACTTGCAGGTCCTGTAGCAATTAAATTTGGTTGAAAAGCTCCATCACCACCTGCTCCTGAAGAAGCGGCAGTTAAACGACCTTGTGCATCTACAGTTATGTTTGCAGTCGTGTATGATCCTGCAGTAACAGAAGTGTCTGCTAATTTATCGGCAGTTACAGCATCGTTAGCTATGTTAGCGGTCGCAACAGCATCGTCAGCAATTGCAGCGGCCACGACAGCATCATCGGCAATCTTAGCTGAAGTTATAGCATCGTCAGCAATTTGTGAAGTTGCAATAGTTCCTGTAATATTTGCAGCAGCAACTGTTCCACCTAGAGTGTCTAATGAAATTTCGTTTAAGTTTGTTCCATCAGAATATGCTGCGTAAATTTTAGCAGCGTCTAAAGTAAATCCTGATCCTGAAGCAGTTTTTATTGTAAGGTTTGTAGGATTTGTTAAACCTGTTGCATCAAAAATATAAAATTTTTCAATAGAATCTGGAATAGTACAAACTGTGCTTGCTGCAATTGTTGCAGTTGCAAATTTGATAACCATATTTCTTGCATTTGATAACGCACCATCTGACATTACAAGTGCTAACGTTCCACCACTTGATAAGGTTACTTGTTCGAAACCAGCGATTGCTTGTTGAATTACATTTAAGTTTGTATTTGTTTTATCTCCCCAAGTACCAGCGTTTTCGCCAGTCACCATTAGTTCGAGTTTTAAATCTGTTGAGTAACTAGATGTCATAAATTTTATCTCCTAAATTATCATAATTTTACATTACCTAAGCTGCTAAATCAACCTCTGTCCAAACATTAGTTACTCCAGGATCTATCTCAGCCCATGCAGTCACGTTAACACTTCCTGCCGATATAGTCATTTGTATGCCTGTAACGTCAATACCCGCAGTACCAACAGCTACTACAGAGCCTACAGAGCTTGTCAATTGTAAACCTCCTACACCTATAATTTGACCTGGTATTTCTGCGTGTTGGCCAAGAGTCATTGTCAACTGTTGTCCTGTAACCGATTCATTAGTTGATTGAATTAAGGTTATAGAACCCAAACTCATTGTAGCTTGGATACCTGTAACATCTACTGGAGTTTTAAGACCTCCTGTAGTATTTCCTTGAGACATCGTAGCTTGAATACCGGAAACATCTACATTTGCATCTGCGGTTACTGTAGAAACCGTAGTTAATGCATCTAACTGATCTTCCGATGCTAATACAAATATGTCTTGGTCAATTTGAATTGAGAAAGATGGACTAGCAAAAGTAGTAGTCAATTGACCAGCACTTGTTACTAAAACATTTACATCGATAATTGCTGTCTCTGCACCAATTGAAGATGTTAATTGTAAACCTGTAATTTGAACTGAGAAATTATCTCCCCAAGCAAACTCACCCCATTCACCTCTACCCCAACCTTCTCCCGTCAAAGTAGTTTCATCAACTGTTGCTGATCCAGAAGTAGAAGTCATCTGCGAACCAGACACACTAAATTGTTGTCCGATAGGTGTTGAAACACTTCCAACACCAATAGATTCTAAACTTCCGGTAACTGAAACAAGAGCGGAAGTACCCCCTACTGTTGTGCCTATAGATGATGTTAGTTGAATTCCAGAAAGTGTAACTTGATGATCAATTACATGTGTTTCCGTTCCAATGCTTGATGTTAATGATAGGCCACTTAGGGTTACGGATGCATCGCTTAGATCTCCCCAAGATTCTGCACCCCATGTTTTATTACCCCATCCAGTGGCCATAACATCTTATTCCTTAATTAAGCTATTCTTAAAATAGCAGCAGCAGTGGTAAACGCAGGGAACTGAATTGTAAATGTTCCAGCTGTTGCAGTCTTGTCACCACCAAAATCTAATACAGCAACTGCATCAGTAGTATTTGAACCACCATCAGTAGTTGTATTGTAAATCAAAGCACCTCTTGCAGTAAGAGTTACGTTTTGAAATGATAAATCAGCAAAATCTGTAATAGCTACAGATGATGAAACTTTTACACCTTGATTAACAAGTGTTCCACCACCAGCTGTGTAGTTTGCTGAAGTAACTTCTGTGTTAGATCCACCACCTGGGTTTGTTGAATAGTTTGTTGTTGATTTTCCTAATGTTGCAGAACTTGTGTACATCGCTAATTTGTAAGTATCGGATGATGTATCAAAGTCATGCTTTCCTTGAAGTAATTCTTTTTTAAAAGAATCACAGATTGCATTTGTTGTTATTGCCATAATTATTCTCCTTATTAATTTGTGTTTGGAGGAGGTGAAGGTATTTGTACTCTTGGTACACCATCATCATACTCCGATCGTCTTCTTCTACCCATTTGTTGTAGGGCAAAATTCTGTGTTTCTTCATTGTACTTCTTTTCATAAAGATTGTACATATCCATAGGACCTTTT